CCCCCCCCTTACACTTTGGTTCTATAAAGTGTTGTGTATTGTTCTTAGAAAATATGCCTACCATTAAGAAAGCATACTGCTTTACCTTAAACAATTATACGGAAGATGAATACGAAAGTATTAGCCGAGTTGCAAACGATGAGTCGCTCTATGCAATCATTGGTCGCGAGGTTGGAGCATCAGGAACTCGGCACCTCCAAGGATATATCATGTTTAAGAGACCATATCGTTTCGATACAGTCAAGGGTAGACATCTCCCTCGTTGCCATATCGAAGTCGCTGCAGGTTCTCCAGACTCAAATAGGAAGTACTGCTCAAAGGATGGAGATTATCGAGAATTTGGTGCAATCCCTAAGGGTGTCGAAGGACGATCCACTCGAGATGAAATTGCCCGAGTGTTCGTGGAGTCCATGGGCTCTGGACGATCTGGACTTGATCAATTCGCTGATGGAAACCCCGGAACGTGGTACTTCTCCGGACATAACCTGCTCAGAAACTATCTTTCAATCAGGCCGCTCATTGAAAGACCCAATATTAGTGCAAAGTGGTATTGGGGTAGCCCAGGTGTGGGGAAGTCCAGGCGAGCCCATCAAGAACTCAAAGAGGCGTATGTGAAGGATCCAAGAACGAAGTGGTGGTCTGGCTACATGCTGGAGAGCTCAGTCATCATAGACGACTTCGGACCTAATGGAATAGATATGAACCATCTTCTGCGATGGTTCGATCGTTATAAGTGTTATGTGGAAAGTAAAGGAGGCATGTTGCCACTTTACGCTGATACGTTTATTGTAACTAGTAATTATCCACCCTCCAAATGTTTCTGTGGTTTTGGAGGGGAGGATCATCCTCAATTAGCAGCGTTAGAACGTCGCATTGAGATTGTTGAAATGTAATTTCAAATATTATTAAATAAAGAATCCTTTCCCATTATCTTAGCTTGTTAAAGAATCACTTGATATAGTACAAATGTGCCGGGAAAGGTATGACCGGTAGGAGCGAAGCGACGCTCGGGTCGGATGGCGGTGGGTCGGTGGCCGGGGACAGGGAAAGTTTATCTATAAATACCCCGGACCCTCATGTTATTGGTAATACTTCATAACATTCGGATCTGAATTCCCAAGCTATGGCTTTTGGAAGAAAACGTGTGTATGCAGGTGCTCCATCGACATCTAATAAAAGGAGGAAAGGAATAAAGAGAAGAGGGAGAAGAACAGCACGTCGTTCAAGTAATTTCACTAGTCAGCAAGGACGTGGTGGTGGTTTGGGTTTTGCGAGGAGACGAACTAGTCGTCGTCAATTCAGGAGGTTACTGTGGGATGCTAGTACTGCCCAAACTCACTATAGGTCTAATTTCGCTGCGTTGTCAGTGGTGAATACAACAGCTAGCCCTACTACTATGCAAGTAACTGTTATAGCTACAAGGAGGTTCAGTGGGAATAACTTTTGGACTGCTGCTGGAGGAGCAATTAACCCTGATGGAGGAGCTATTCCTACATTTGCTACGAATACTGATTTTACAGTTAGAGGAGGCATATATGGTATTAGGATTACTAATAGTCCTGATACTTTGGACACTGATAAGGATGCCATCCAAGGAATAGTTTACTTGGTGAAGACTACGAAGAACTGGAATTCTTCGAATTTACCAGTTACAGTGCCAGTTGGTTTTGACCCATCTTTGGTTCAAGACTTTCAGACTAATATTGGAAAGGTTGTCTATAAGAAGACGTTTCTTCTGGAAGATACTGGCATGGCTATTGTTGAAAAGAGAATGGGTCTGTCCAAGGTGGATCAGACTGAGTATACTAATTCACAATCTGAATTCGTTTGGATTGTTATGTTAGGTGTATCGTCAGCATCTACTATTAAAGCTGTGGCGTGTACGACATATTATAATATGTCATTTGTTGGAGATGCTGTATAGTTGACTTTGTAATGTATTGCCGTGTACGGCATTAAATGAATAAAATAAATTGGGGGTAAGGGCAGAGCAAGTATTACCTCTGCCCCCCCCTTACACTTTGGTTCTATAAAGTGTTGTGTATTGTTCTTAGAAAATATGCCTACCATTAAGAAAGCATACTGCTTTACCTTAAACAATTATACGGAAGATGAATACGAAAGTAT